GAATTTCTTCGTGTATTCGGTCGGCATGAACCATTATATACTAATTACATTTTTTTGTCGGCTGTATACCTAAGTAAATGTATTATTCAGTTCTATTTAAACAAAAAAAATGACGACTCTCACCGATTTCGAACACAAGCTCGATACTCTCATCAAGACGTACCCGGATGGGGTGCCTCGTGATGAAATGAATGAATTTTTTGAATACACGATTGAAAACAAGGATGTCCTTCTTTACGGAGTGAGTGATGAACTACTCTATGCCGTGTGTGATAAAGCTTATGAAGACAACCGTTTTCATACATACGGTGAAACCATTAATGGTCTTATCGAAGAGTTTAGGGAAGCAAATCCGAGTCCGGCTGCCACCGCGTCGAAACAGTTCGAAATGAATAATTTGGTGAGGGAGAATGCTGTATCTTGGGCTGAAAAGGCCGCAGCTCAAGAACATAGGAACTATCTAGTATCTAACACACGAATCACGGATATGATGAAAGAAATGATGGAACATTCGGACAAGATGGCGAGTGAATCCGAGAAGAATCAAGCCATTGTGGGTAAAATCTTCACACTCAAGTTTGCGCCCGAGCCAGTGGAGAAACCTAGTATCTATGAGCGTGTTTGTAGGATGTTTTGATGTGAAATTCTCAAAAACACGAAACGATAGTAAGGTTTCGTCTTTTATGTTTAAAACACGAATTTCTTCATGTATTCGTTCTGCATGAACCATTGTATCTATCGTAGATTTTTGTTGGCTTATAGACTTTAACTGAATGTGTGTTAAGATGATTCAAACCAGTCTAGATTCGTTTAATTTTTGTATTCCGTGCCCTACTATCACCAAAAAACCAAAATATGTTTATCCGAAATGTCCGCACGGTCGTCGGCGCTCTAGGTGCAAGGAGTGCGGTGGGTCAGGAATCTGCGAGCACGGTCGTCGGCGCTCTACATGCAAGGAGTGCGGTGGGTCTGGAATATGCGAGCACGGTCGTGACCGCCATCGATGCAAGGAGTGCGGTGGGTCACAAATCTGCGAGCACGGTCGTGACCGCCATCGATGCAAGGAGTGCGGTGGGTCTGGAATATGCGAGCACGGTCGTCAGCGCTCTCAGTGCAAGGAGTGCGGTGGTTCACAAATCTGCGAGCACGGTCGTCAGCGCACTAGATGCAAGGAGTGCGGTGGGTCACAAATCTGCGAGCACGGTCGTCAGCGCTATTATTGCAAGGAATGCGGTGGGTCACAAATCTGCGAGCACAATCGTCGGCGCTCGAACTGCAAGGAGTGCGGTGGGTCACAAATATGCGAGCACAATCGTGAACGCATGAGTTGCTCTATATGTGACCCATATGGACACGCGCTACGCGCACGACGAAATAGACGATACAAAACCACAAGGGTTAAAAATCCTACAGGTTCATTGGAAGATCTTTGTATGACTTCAAAAGAATGGGTCGAGTATCTTCATAAAACTTTTGAAGATAGGTATAGTCGCCCAAAAACAGAAGATGATGAGGTTCAGATAGATGAAATCATTCCATGTAGTGCATGGAATTTGCCAGATGACAATAAATATTGTTGGCACTATCTGAACTCTCAGTGGTTAATTGATAATGAAAACCAGGAAAAGTCTGATAAATATACAGAGGAGGATAAGCGCGCTATGATACAACGAATAGATGAGTGGTTCACCTCAAATCCTTATCAGCAGTGTAATACGTCTTCCCCTTAACTACAAAACTATGAACCCTAGCATACCCCCACGCTTGTGGAGAGGCTCCCGGACGATGCCCGGTTCTCCACGCAGCGAGTCCCCTGTTGTAGATGGTCTTCACGGTCTTTAGAGGCAGGCCAGTAGCCTTAGCAATTTCAGGGAGAGATTTGACTCCCGGATACATCTTTCTAAACTTTTGCGTGTAGGAAGAGGTCTTTGTCTTCTGTCCCTTGTCCGTCTCGAAAAATTTATAATTTTTCCGGAGCATCTTCTTGTAGCGGGTCTCGACCTCCTTGAGGGTAGTGAGTCCCCTGAAATATTTGAGGGGTGCGTAGATCTTACCTTCGGATTTACGCAGTTGCCCCACCTTCTTGGTGATGGCTGCATCGCTGAGAAGCATCTTACTTTGTCTTGAGATATTTTATAGCCGAAGCGATATTGGGATAGATGCATTTTCCGAACCTGACACGACCTGTCCTAGGATTGTAGTACCCCTTGTGGCCATTGAAGATACATTTGTGAAGTTCACCCATATAAAAACTACAATATTATAATAATCAGTTGAGATGGGACTTTCGATTATTATGGGGAATATGTTTTCTGGTAAAACATCCGAACTTATCCGTCGACTTAAGCGTCTAAAAGTCATTGGTAAGGAAATCATGATTGTCAACTCAGCGAAAGATACCAGATCACCTGAAGAAGTTTTGAAAACGCATGACAATGTTAAGTTTAATTGCCACAAAGTGTATGACCTATTTGATATCATCGATACGGATGAATTTGAACGGGCTGATATCATAGCCATAGATGAAGCACAATTCTTTCCCAGACTCAAAAAATTCATAGAAGGGTGTTTATACCTAGAAAAATCGATTATTATCGCAGGTCTTGATGGAGACTGTTTTCAAAGAAAATTTGGTGAACTCATCGAGTGTATCCCTCTCGCAAGTGACGTAACTAAACTTTCAGCACTGTGTATGCATTGTAACGATGGAACACCGGGCCCCTTTACCAAGAGGATTGTCAAAGACAAAACCCTAGAACTTATCGGTGGGAGTGATATGTATGAAGCAGTGTGTCACAATCACCTGTGAATATCCAAGATGAGTACAACCCTTCGACCGTCACTGGTTTTCATCAGTTCATGATATCTCGCGTGATCAAAGAGGATATCTTCACCCTCTTTGTGTACGTGCCTACCATTCTCAGTGTACAGGCTACAATCCCCATCGCCGTGTATTGTGAGTTGATATCTTAAGAGTTCATTTGATTCAGCGCGATGTGGATGTAAGACCATGGGACCCTCTATGACCGCAAATGAAGCACCTTCTCTACTTATACATGGTATTTGACGAATGAGACTATTTAAGAGTGGAAATTGTTCAGCCTTATAAAAATAGTATCCATCATTCTTTTCAAACCATGGATTCATATCATGGTACCAAGTCTTTTCTAAAGTTGGTGAAACTTTTTCAAACTCTTCACGTAACTTGGAGTAATGAAGTTTCAGTAGAAGAAGACCTGGGTAATTCTTTACATCATACTCCGATAGACACTTAACCATTTCTCGGAATGTATTTTGTATACCAAGGAGTGGTCGCCACATATTTGAAAAATAAAGGTGGTCGACGGGCGGTTTTACATAATCATACAGGACCATCATCATGGGTACAAACATAAACCGCCACATTATTTTCTCAGTAGATAATAAAAATGCCCGGATACCCCAAGTCCATGTATGCCGAGCCCAAGCCCACAGAGGAGGTCGCGACTACCAAGTCTCGCTTCTCTATGCCTGCTCTCCCCCAGCTTACCATCATCCAGATGGTTCTCGTCGCGCTCATCGCGGGCTATGCCTTCACTTCGCGTAAGATGAACGGTGTCGTCGTTGCCAGCCTTGCGCTGACCGTTGGTCTCCTCCACATGTACGACCACCTCTACCGTATCAAGCGTGGCCCCGAAAAGCTCTTCTTCCTTCCCCAAGCTAAGAAGGAGGGGTACAGCTGCTGCGGCAAGTAAAAATCTTAGTAAATATAAGTATGCGCGTCAAGATAACTCGTAGCCCTAACCCTAAAAAGAAGTTCAGGGCTGTCTTAGAAGACGGCAGGACTGTTGACTTTGGTGCCAGTGGATATTCCGACTACACCAAACACAAGAATCCTTCACGTATGCGTTCCTATGTGTTACGCCATGGGGGTCATGTACCCAGACAAACCATAGAAGAACGAGATCCTAAGAAGATCCAAACAAAAATGTTAAATATCGATCGGAGCGACAAAGAGAATTGGAAGATGAGTGGTATCGACGGGGCTGGTTTTTGGTCCCGTTGGTACCTCTGGAGTTTTCCTACGTTTCAGGGTGTTGAGAAATTTATGTCTAAGAGGTTTGGAATTACCTTTCTTTGAACTCTTGAAATTCCTCATCAGTCGCTATACACAATGCCAAAGCACCATCAAACTCATGTTTCGGAAAGTCGTCGTCTAATCCAATCGCACTTTCCCATACCTCATGTTTACGTTTTGAACCACCAAGTGTAATGATATCATCCGGGTAAGCAGATAGGGTATCCTTGTACTTGTTATTTTCTCGAGTACCATCGAACAATTCATTTACCTTCTTACACGTATCGGAATCACGAAGTTCCTGCATGTGTTTTTTCAACACATCCATCAATTCTTGGCGTTCTTCCGCAGATAAATCCGCGCCATCCGGACCACCCTTTTCGAATTCCTTCGTTTTTTCCTTATTCTTTTTGTTCATGACCTTCATCTCATCGATAAGCTTCTTCCATTCTGTAGCTTTCATTTCCTTTTTGAAATGGGGTTCGGTCCCTGGGATAAACCCACCAAACCAGCCACCCGCAGCGGAAAAAGAAGAGCAGCAGCAAAGAGCGAGGAGACCGACAGCAATGGCGGCCATATTATAATGTATGCAGATTATAATATGGGTGATTTAGTTCTTATGGCCTGTGCCTTCTCATCTCTCATGAGTTCAGTGGGAGGCGGAATCTATTTCTTCTTACAGGAAAAGGAAAATAATAGGAAAGAGGAAATCATCGCCGAAAATCAAGCATCACCCTACGTTACCATGTACTTGGAATGCGACTATAAAGGTAAATCCTTCGAGTTCAAAGAAAATGTCGAATCCTCCGTTAAAACTCCTTTTAAATCTATCATCGTACCAAAAGGTTTTAAAGTCATCACGTATTCAAAGGTGGATAAGGGTGGTGTCAAACTAACACTCGGAGGTCCATCCGACCAAAAGTGTACAAGCGTCCACTCGTTTGAAGTTACGAAGGAAACTGGAAATGAGATTACAATTGACACCGGAGATTGCGATCCAAGTCGCCCAGGTGGTTGTGAAGTTGATATCTTTTAGGCCGCCATTCCCTTCTTCTTAAGGACATTTTTCAGTTCGGCCATGAGTTTCGCGCGTCGAGCGTTCACGACCGGTCGTCGTTGGGGTGGTGGAGGAGGAGGTGGTGGTGGGGGAGGAATACCCGCACGAACCACGGTTGGAGCAACTATAGTTTGACACACTCTGATAACTTTCTGTGCATTTTTCACACTGTTATCAAAGTTCATCCTAATTTTGGTACGAAGTTCCTTAGCTGAGAGCTTTACACGTTTACCCTTGACAGTTTTGGTCACCCGAAGACCTTGCTTCTTGGCTTTGTTTTTTAATTCAAGATACTGCATCTACTCTTGGTTGAGATTATTAAATCAATATAAAATTAGATCAAGAAAAGTTTTCAGATCACCCGTTTCAATAAGTCTGGCGTATAACATACCTTCCTGATCAAAATAAAGTGGATTTACATTCGCCCTATCAAATACATTTTTAAGTTTAATTTTTACTTTATCTAGATGCATCAATACTTTGGATAATATATCAAAATCTAGGGATTGGACACCCATACGGAATGCAACTTTGTTTACACTATATTCACCCGTATCAGTTTGAAAAAGAAAATGTTTTTTTATAAATTCTTCTATTTCGTTTCTTGGGCTAATCCCAATTTGATTTGCAATTTGTGTAATTTCCATTAGATTATCTAAACCCGCTACTAACTTTCTTATAAATTCACGCTTACCTTGTGGGAGTGACATCTTATTGTGTATAAAGATAAAAAACGCACTTACGGTATTATGAGTGAAGCACACCAGCTTAAGGTGTTAATTCATAAGATTCTTCTTCCGAGAATTCGTAAACTCGAGGAAGAACTCGCGTCATTACGAAAACATACGTGGCCGTACGTACAGAGTAAAAAGGAGTCTCATCAACTTGACGACATCGAGGCGAAGGTGGATTTTCTTAAACATCTCGATGATGACACGGTGATTGAACTTTTAAGGGTGAAGGCGAGAATATCTGGGAATACTGGTTTTCTAACTAGAGAATATGATAGTCTACAAAATAATTTTTGTTGATGTATAATAAAGATGCTTGGAAATCTGTTTAAGACGTCAGGTGAACCAATGGGTAATACTCAACTCGGTTTCACAATCGCATGTTTAATTTGTTCAGTGATGGGCCTTATGGGTATGATGAAGATACCCGTAAAATCACCCCCTATATTAGCAGCTTGTGCTCTTTCGGCATGCTGTTCTTCTAGTCAAACGAGTTCACTTATAAATGACGTACAGAAACGTGTTAAGCAGGCCACACCCGCTGAGGAACCCGTTGAGGAACCCGCAGCTTAAAAGAAATCATCAGTGCGATACATATTAACCTCAAATGAACCAGTCTTACCCAATACGGTGACTGTTTCATTTCCGTATAGCTCTTGGCATCCAATGTCTTCCATACAATCTCTCGCGTTATGTGACACTGAAACAGGATAGAGATTGTCACCACCAGTCGTAGTATAATAATGATACCTATCACGGCGTCCGCGTACCTCCTTACCGTAAAGGGGTAGGGTCTCTCCATCGGGTCCCATTAGGATACCCATCTGTTGCATGTGACCAGGCTTGTATTGTTTAATAGGTGGACCCCTAAATTCAGGTTCCCTGACGGGTGGACGACGTGTCTGAACCGGTCGTGTCTGAACCGGAACAGCCACTTCCACTGGAATCTCAACAACTTTGGGGTTGTAGAACATGTAGCCTAATATTCCCACAAGTATAACAAGAGTCAGAGTCATTATTTGAATCTTTTGTCTGTTCTTCATATACTTATAGGTGAGGAAAAATTTTACCAATGTATAGTATAATGCCAACTACTAAACAACTCCAGAACGCTAAGAAGAAATTAAAGAAAACTCCTAAGCCTTCAGGTAATAGCCCAAAAATACCAACGGCGGCCCTTCTCCGTCTCATCGCCGCTGATCCAAAAATTAGACGCAATAAGAACTTCATTAAACAGGTTCACCTGCTTTCGAAGAAATAGATTTTAGATCTTCATTTAGAATAACAATCGCGTTTGTAACGTATTCAAACATATCAAAAATTTCATTAGTATTGCGTCTCTCGAGTGCTTTTTTAAGTTTTTCGACATTGTACCCGAGAGAATGTTTTTCCTTTTCCATATTTTGAAGCTGTTCTTCAAAGTAATCAATTTTACCATTAATCACATTTGTCGTATGTTCCAAATTTTTATCAATTTTTTCAATTTGTCTCTCATAATATAATTTCTGTTTATTAAGGATTTGCTTCTTAACTTCGGAATCAGATTTATCAATCTGTACACTCAGCCTTCTTATTTTTTCTTCGAAATCTTCAAATTCTTCAACATAATTTGCGTGATACAAGTCACGAGTATAAATAAGTTTTTTAATTTCTGCTCTAAGTTTTGTATCCATATTACTTTACTTTACTTTTTTTCCTTTAAGTATTTCTTTTACGTCTTCAAAAAATAAATCAAAATGTCCAAGTCTGTACTGAACAAATGCCCAAAGAACGAAAAACATAGTCTTTGTCATATTGTTGACCTGGTTTTCCTCCATTTTGTAAATTGGACCCACTAACCTACCCATAAAGGTCTCATCTTTGTGTTTACCCGTAACCATCATCTCCGCTTGGGTCAATGCACATGTATCGTCATTCACCGACCAATGGTAAAAAATAAAGGGGATAACCATCGAGTAAAATTCTAGGTTTCGTTTATTATTGGTGAATGGCACTATTAAAATAGCCAATAAAAATACGACATGAATCATAAATATAATATTCATATCTAATATACAATGGTAAAAGAAAAAATTGTATGGAATGATCAGCACGAAATTATATTACGACAATGGGGTGAGGCCTGTGCATGTTATAGGTTTATGCATCATAGATCATTTTTACTCTATAAAGATCTGAGTATGAAATTTACGTTACCCGTCATCGTACTTTCAACTATCACAGGAACAGCTAACTTTGCACAATCTACGTTACCTCCTAGTATTCAACCCGCTGCACCATCGGTTATAGGTGGTTTGAATTTAATTGCAGGGTTAATCGCGACTATCATGCAATTCTTAAAAATTAATGAATTGATGGAAAATCATCGAACTGCTGCGTTAGCTCATGGTCTATTATCTAGGAATATTCGACTCATGTTAGCGATATCACGTGATGAACGTAAGAAGGATGGTTTGAAATTTGTTGAGGACTGTAAGACTGAATATGACAGACTCCTCGAACAATCTCCATCAATTCCTAAACAAATAATGACAGATTTTGATAAAGAATACCCACTCGATAATATTTTTACAAAACCAGAAATTCTTAATGTGCGTTCAATTCCAATTCTCAAACTTCCCAAAACTATTGAGCCAATTGAAGCTATAACCAAGGATACACCTCTCGAGCGTGTGGGTAAATTTCTTTCTAAATCGAAAACACCACCACCAAGTGAAGTCAGTGAAGAATCTAATCTAGATGAAGTTGAGGAGATAGAGGAAGAAGAGACAGACGTCGAGCAAGGTACACCAAAAGAATAAACATGACAACATTGGTAAGAACTCCGCATGCAACGTATGGTAAAATTTTCCTTTTTAAAGGTTCTACGATACGTTTATGTAGTGCGTCATTTTCAAGCACTAAATCTATGGCCTGATTAGTAAGATCATCGATGGATTCCTTCATTAAAATTATTCCACAAAAAAAAGAAGCTGAAAATACCGTGGAAACTATTCATACCAAACAGATTGAATTAATTCGTCGCTATTTAAATGAAAGAAAGAACGTATTTATATGCGGTGGGTATGGAATTGGAAAAACATATATTCTTAAAGAAGTGTTAAAAGACCTGAATCATGTTGAATTACGAACGGACCATTTGAAAAGTAAGTCACCTTTTTTGACATTTATCAAACCTTCGGCAAAATATGTATTTATTGAAGACTATGATCCAGTTTTCAAACCAATAATAGAACAGGTTTCGGATGGTAAACCATTAACCCGTGCATCGCTTGTAGTAACTTCCACGAATATGTGTATGTATCCAAATTTTGAAACCGTGTTTATACCCAGACATAAACCCGAAACACTCTTGAGACTCACAAATGAAAAGGGACCCAAAGCTGAACACGCAGCGTATAGATGTAAAGGTAACATTCGCAATTTTTTCACGTATCTCGATGGATTTGATGAAATAGACGACTTTAAAACACCGAAAGAATTTATAGCCGATGTATTGTCAGATCCTAAACCTATACAAATTCATGATAGTATCGCAGAGCATGGTCATATGTGGGACATCTTTCAAGAAAATTATATTAATTCGAAAGGTGTCGATGTGGTAACGTGTACGAGTTCATTTTCCGAAGCTGATTCGTACGATAGTCATATATACAGAAGTGGTAACTGGAATCTCATGCCGTATTTCGTCTTACACGCTCTGACGATACCGAAAATATCTCTAGGTGAACCACTCGAGAAAGATAAAATTAGACCTGGTAGTTGTTGGACAAAACTCGGAAACTATAGAATGCGTAAACAAAAATACGAAGAGATAAAGAAAAAATCAAGAACGGGTTTAGGAGTTGAAGAATTGTGTCTTTTGAAGAAGTATGCAGAAAAAGGAGACCTAAGTAAACTCATTGAATATAAAATTACACCTCAAGATTTCGACGTGATCAATCACCTCGCCGTCGGAAACAACTTAAAAGCACGAGACGTTGCAAAAGTAAAGAAAGCTTTGAAGAATGTCTACGAAGGATGAAGAATCTGAAACTGAAGAATGTGTTAAGGTTATTGGGAACGAAATCCTCTTCTATGCTGACGTCGATCGGGAAAACGCTCTTGACTTCGTCGAGAAATTTAAAAAATTGGAGATCGAACTTCTTAAAAAGAAAGCTGAACTCTTTGGGTACGAACCCCTAATTAGGGTTCATATCATGAGTGAAGGTGGAGACATCTTTGCTGGTATGACGATGATGAACACTCTCGAATCCTCCCGTGTAAAGATTATTACCATCGCCCAAGGTTCTTGTTGTAGTGCAGCCACCTTCATGCTTCTCGGTGGATCTCGACGCCTCATGGGGAAAAATGCATACGTCCTCATCCACCAAATTTCTACAGAATTATGGGGTAATTTTCAGGAACTTAAACATGAACTGAAATCAACGGATAAGTTTATGAGGATGCTCAAAAAGATGTATCTTGAAAAAACATCTATACCAGAAAAGATGCTTAAGAAACTCATGAAAAAAGACATTTACCTTTCTCCAAAAGACTGTCTCAAATATGGAATCGTTCACGCTCTTGAGTGAGTTTATTAGCGTGTCGATATAGAGCTAGGACACATAGAATTATAAATATTATACAAAACGTGTTTAAATTTAAAGGCAATGTTGTGCTTTCTGGAGGCCTAAGTCGTTCCATTCTACCGTAATTAACAACTGGTAATCCAGACATCTAATTAAAGTTGAGAAATTAATTACTCCTATAATGGAACGCCTTATCAAACAAGACAAACATAACCGCGACCGCTACATTGACATCAAAGTTGAGGACTTGAAGGATGGAACTGCAGACATCGTGAAGATCTCTGGCATTGTGGGAAGTGACAAGTTTTCTGTGTCAAGAACCAACGTCAAGACTGGTTATGAAAAGGCTCTCAAGAGAGCCCAAACCATGTGGAACAATGAGCATACCAAATGTAACCAAGTGTTGCCTATGCTCGCTAACAAATGGGAAGATCGCGAGAAATACATCTCTGAGCCGTTCTACGTTCAACCCAAACTTGATGGTGTTCGCCTACTTGTCTCCAAGGATGGTGGCATTTCAAGAACTGGAAAGATCATCCCCGGAACTGAGGTTCTTGGTAAGGGTCTTGAGCCGGGTCAATATGTTGATGGTGAAGCCTTTGACCCTAACCTCAACTTTGAAGAACTTACGAGTACTTTCAAGACTGACCCTCTGAAGCTCAAGTTCCACGTGTTTGATTTCTTTGATCTCAAGGCTGAAGCCCTCGCCAGGGATAAGATGACCTTCGAGCAACGCTGGGAGTATGTCAAAGAAGAAATCTACAATCCTCATTACGAATATGTCAAAACGACACTCGTAAAGTCTAAGAAGGATCTTCCTCTCATGCATCAGAAGCATGTTGAAGAAGGACATGAAGGTACCATGATCCGAGACCGCTTCAGTGTCTACGAGGTTGGTCAGCGAAGCAACTACCTCCTCAAGCACAAGGATTTCCAGACTGAGGAATATGAAATCACTGGTGCCAAGACGGGTCACGGTCGAGACGCGGACGCGGTTGTTTGGGTCTGTAAAACCCAAGATGATCAGCAATTCACAGTTAGACCTGAGGGTACAATCATCCAACGTGAGGAGGACTATAAGAACCACGAGAAGTACATTGGAAAGATGCTCACTGTGCGTTTCCAAAACCTGACCGCTCTCGGTGTCCCACGTTTTCCCGTGGGTGTTGTAATTAGAGATTATGAATAATGTTTGTAATAAATAAATGAACAGGGTCGCAATTGATATCGATGAAGTCTTAGTAAAATTCCTCTTTCCCATGGCAAATCACCACCATCAAGTTCACAAATTGTGGAGTAAACCAAAATATAGATACGTGTACCGTGAAATATTTGAAGTAGATGAACCAACTTCACAAAAAATGGTCCACGAATTTTACCAATCCAAAGACTTCATGAATCTCACACCTATGCGAGGATCTCAAAAAGCTATGTTCAATCTTAAAGAGCGTTATGATAAAATGTATGTACTCACCGGACGCCAAGATATTGCCCGAGAAGAAACGGAAGCATGGATAGACACATATTTTCCGGGTGTATTCGATGATGTCATCCTCACAAACAGTTATACACCAAATGAGATACACAAGGCGGATATTTGTCGCGCCTTGAATATAGGTCTTATCATAGACGATAATAAATCTATATGTGATAAATGTATTGAAAATGATGTCCGAGCTCTCAATTTTATTGGAGATGAACACGCTATTTATCCTTGGTGTGAAGAGAGTGATATAAGTATCCAAGGGTGGAACGAGGTTAAAACATATAATAGTTAAAATTGTATAATGTCAATTGGAATCGTTTTACCAAGTGTTTTATATAAAATAGGAGTTAAAATGGGAGCTGATTTGAAACAAAGTGATAATTTTCATGTATCAACTAATTATAAAAGTGCAAAATCGATGATTACCGACATGGATAGGCCACGACAAATAATTACATTACTTCCTACGAAGGCTAAAGATCCCGAAGAAACTTTAGAATCACTCGTAAAAAATATGGGTCCATTGGACGTTGTACTCGATTGTATGATAGACACTCCTGATCGTATACATTCTAGATCAGAACTCTGTTTTAAAAATAGCACACAATATATGGCGATTAATATAACAAGGGAGTGTATTTACGCCTCGGGTACGCGAATGGTGTATCTAGAAAATAAGAATTTATTACGTAAAATTAATAAAAATGTCAAATACATCGGTGGAATTGACGAAGTTTAAATCTTATCATACATTAAATGTTCGCCCTTCTTTGTAAACCTGTTATTGTACCAGTTCAAACTGGAAACCCTGTCCTCCGCGCGAATGATTGTCGAATAGCGTACGTAAAACCATCTCAAACTCAAGAAGGTAAACTTGAACTTGAGATACTTGAAGCACCTCCGGTGTATATAGGTCCAGATAAGCAAAGTGAAAATTTTTAAAAGGGTGAGACACTAACTGGAATAAGTGGACCATCGGGGGTCTTTTTCATAAAGATGACTTCATCACATTCACCACCTTTCATAGCCAGCTCTGGTTCTCCACAAACTGTCCCCGATTTCTTAAATCTATCGCAAGCACCTTTGGTCCTCTCTGCGATATTCATATTCTGACTGTATCCAATGAAGGTTTTGTCGAGTTTACCACTTTCCCTATCTTTAGACTTGACTGTAACTTTCCAGCAGTAACTACCAAAGTCCCATTGCTTTGTGGTATCAACCGGGGGTGGTGGGGCATCTAGAGTGGATGACGCCACGCGACGCCCGAATCTCTTCTTTAGGGATACGACTGGTGAAATCAATAAATTAGCAATAGTGGTCATTACTATTGATAAGATTTGTGTTTTTAAGTTATTTTAAGCCCAGGTAGTTCCGGGGAACGTAAAGGTATACGTATCAGCGGTAGTGCTAATAGCGGGTGTTTCCTTGACGACGGTCGTGCCATCCGCACCGAGAATTACAGCCTTTACACCAATAGCACGGTTCTTGCAACAAGAAGTACGGTTAGTAATCTTAATCTTCTCAATCTCTTGGACCGAACCTAAATCAACTTGGAGGTAATCAATCTCCTCTGCGGTACGACCTTTTGTGTGTGCAAAATTTGTCATATTACCATCTACAAGATTAAGATATCCATGAGTAGCAGAGTATTCGGAACTACCCGTCACAGTTTTACCCGCAGCTAAACTGGTTGTACCACCCTTGGCAAACACTTCAAGTTCGGCAAGGTTTAGAATTTCATTCGTATCATCCACGTTACCAGGCGTTGTTCCATCGTCACGCATTGCATTAGGATCCTGTGCGGCACTCGCGATCAACTTCACATGCTGACCACTTGGGAGGGTGGGTTCAGTTTCTACAGGCTTGGTTTCTTCTGGGGTTTCCTCACCACCCATCATAGTAGAAGCTACACTGGAAGAAATACAACATACACTGAGAAGGCCTACACCCGCTAACATAGGTACTGCAGACATTGTTTATTATACATTGAGATTTTTTACTCCCATGTTCCGCCTTCTTTGGTAAAATCATACGTATACTTCGCGGCGACCGTTTTAATATCTTCCGTCTTTTTCACTTCAGTCTTAGCAGCATCCTTAATGATGACATATGAACCCTTATCGGTCGAATCGGGGCCACCACCCGACATGCGCGCCCAACTCGCTACACCGTTATAAACAGTGGTTCCGGTACCTTGTGTAATTACAATCTTGGAAATTTCAACCTCTTCTTCTAAATCCACCTCTATCCAATCCGTATCACCACCATGTTTGGAGTGCCAGATAGTATCCTCTTTACCATCCACGGCATTTTCTTTAGGAAACCTTTCGACACTGTGATGTCCATGAACCTCTACAGGCTTTGTGAGAGCGACGTTCACACCTTGTTTATCGAACACCTTTATTTCCTTAGGTCCTAAGATATATTTAGCTGGAGCGCCTTCGTGGAACGTGAAACGAACATAACGTCCCTTAGGAAGAGAAGGTCCGGTAGGGGTCGTAGTCGTGGGATCTTCCGGGGTCTCCTCTCCACCACCCATCATAGTAGAAGCTACACTGGAAGAAATACAACATACACTGAGAAGGCCTACACCTGCGAGCATAGGTACTGCAGACATTGTTTATTATACATCGAGATTTTTTACATACTGGACAACACTATGTAAAAAACTCCTTCTGCCGGGTTTGAACCGACGACCTACAGGTTAACAGCCTGTCGCTCTACCAACTGAGCTAAGAAGGAATGGTCCTCTCTACCTGATTCGAACAGGTGACCCTTGGAACTACAGTCCACTGCTCTACCAACTGAGCTAAGAGAGGGTAAGGGTCCATCACATATGCTTGTTCAGGGAGCCTGGTAAGGTGAACAGTCTTATCAGTCTCCCACATATGATCCGGAACGAGCTCCCACCAAGATTCGAACTTGGGGTGGTGGATTCAAAGTCCACAGTGTTGACCAACTACACCATAGGAGCCGGAGCCTCGGCTACTATATCAGTAATTTGATTCATTTCTTTAACCTCGTATATATATTTGAAGTAGTACATGAGAAAGGTGAAAAGACTAGCGGCAACATTTGTAATGGTCATAGGTACGACACTGTAATGGAATGAGTATACGAGGGACAGAACACTCGCAGCCAAGTTCAAATGCAGGAAGTGGTAATTTATAGCTTTGGCATCTCGATTTTTGTACACGTGGTTAATTTCGGGTATGAACATAACAACGATGAAAGCGGATCCCAACAGACCACATACATCTATGGCGTTCATTCTTATTTATATATATTTTCTCACGTTTAAGTAGGTATGTTTTTGTTTGTCATACTATTGACGCTTGTCATATATATTTTGGCAATCACATATAGAGAAGAAAAAATTAAATTGAAAGAAAAATATGATTATAAATGTTTCGTATTAACAATTAATGGTGCGAAATCACGACAGGAGCGTTTTATGAGACACTATAACGATACTTTACCCCTTGAAATCATATACGGACCTAATACAAGAAATGTTAAGGTGGCTAGGGAATACGAAGATATTGTGGAACCTGAATACTTTGAAAAGGCTCTAGAGATGCATTATGACCCTCTTGTGAAACGTCCTAATATCACCTACTTTAATATGGGAGCGATAGGTTGTTTTGTTGGACACATGGATTTTTACAAAAGGTGTTTTGATCAAGGTCTTAAATATGCTGTGATTTTTGAAGATAACGTCATCATTAAGTCACCCCGTTTATTCCATGAAATTCAAGAGGTCATAGATGAAAAGGGAGAAAATATGGAAATGTGTTTCTTCCATTGTCTTTCCAGACTTCACGATAAAACCGAGGGAACTTTGGAAAAGGTGAAATGGATTTCGAGTACGAAATGTTACCTCATAAACGTAAATAATATGAGAAAGTATGTGAAGCACTTCTACCCCATGGACAACCACATAGACATGAAACATGAAGATTTAATTAATAAAGGAGCTCGAGTGTATTACAAAGATATGCGAAAGTATATGGTAATAGACAGGTCACAGAAAAGTCTCATCGGTCATAGCGACCACGGTGAGCGAAATTTCTTCTCGAGATATCATCCACATGCCACCCCTAAGGATGTCAAGTGGGGGTACTAATCGAAATCGAGAAACTCAAGCATTTGTTCTCGAGTAATTGTCCTTGGGATACCCGTATACAAACCTGTTTTTATCGTATGCTCAACTCCATTAGGGAGACGAACTTTGAAAAAACACGATTGAGCCTGACATAAAGCGTTACGACCACCATCAATAGCCTTTAATATATCTTTCATGACCTGATTGGTGTCAGAGTTTCGGATATAAAAAGTGACGTTGAGACCATCATCATCTGTCATCCATTGAAGAAAATCGAATGGTCTCCAATTAGCACCTCTATTTGTGTCCGCGGTGATCGAAGCAAAATTATCCAGTAAATCTGGGGTTGGAATTCCACAAAAAATTTTATATCTGAAGTCACTCCAAGAGATGTTTGTTGTGTTCAGTATCTCATATTCAGCGTTGTGAAGTCGAGCCGAAACAATCTTAGAATTAGTCCAGTCAAGCTTTTTTAGGTCGTTGTGTGTAGTAGAGGCGTGAGAAAACATGTTTGTCGAATTGACAATAAGTAGTTGTAGTTTGAAGTTGATTTTTACAAATGTAAACATCGACTTAGGTCTTTGAATCGCACTTTTTACAATGAGGAAAACCCATTCTAAAAAGCTGTTCCAAACGGGGCTCGAACCCGTGACCTTGGCGTTATAAGCACCACGCTCTAACCAACTGAGCTATAAGAACGGTGCAACTTGATCATGTTACTAATCAACTTGTATAACGGTGGGACCACCCACATACTATATAGGAACTTCTACTTTAAGCATTTTTAATCATGGCATTAATATTATTGTTTGCATTCTTTTTAATGGAGTTGCCAAAATTGTCGAGACCGAGAAGGTTGATAATCTCACCTATGAGCATGAACTGTTGGGACATGACAACAGCCTTCGCGAACCTCGTCTTAGGGGAATAGTCACCGTAACCCACAGAACTCATAGTAGTGAACGAAAAATAAAAAGGATCTACAACACTATCATCGAACCCAAACGCATCAGGGTTAATTCGATTGATACTGGCATACACGAGACCGTAAATGAGTGTTATAACTAAAATTGGTAAAAATCGTATCAACTTGAACATTTATAGTATCCTGAGAAAATTATACAGAGTCGACGCGTTCTAGTTCATCCATCTCTTTACTCCTTCTTCTGTTTATATTTTGGAAAGCCCCTAACCACCTGTTTACAGCACGTCTAGAGCCTGTCACAGACGCTGCATCATCACTCACCACAATCGATAATCCGTTACATACATCTGGCTTGTTCTCTTTCTCGGGAAATTGAACCATGAATGCCTGAATAGATATAGCTGGTATATCTGGTGCATCATCCAATAACTTGTCATATTCTTCTCGAGACTTCATAAGAAACTCGACAACTTCTGAACGGTGTTTCACATCGAGTGATATTTCCATATCGATAGACCTATAGAACTTTGACCATTGTACGCACATAGCCGAGTGTGCCTCAGATAGAGGTAGAGACTGACTAAACTTTGAGATACTCGTCAAAATTCCACCCAAAACATTTAGGAAGGCAAAGAAATACTGGATAATCATTATATTGTTTTTGGTATCTTGAGATACATCTTCATTCCCACTGGGATTTAGGACGGCAAAACCACCGACACCCGTTATACTTGCTATGACTATACTAGGATAAGACAACCAATCATTCTGTTTCTTGTAGAATAAGCGTGCATGATTATGCAACCAGCGGTATCCAGCCGCCTTCTCTGCCCATTTTATAAGCAACTTTTCTTGTTTTTCGCACCACTCACAGTGTTCGTCTTGCTTTTGAACACTCATGGTCTATTTTACGTGGATATATTTTTCGCACTCTCCCTGGCTAATGTATCAGCTTCTTCATTTCTAGGGTCGCCATTATGGGCTTTTACCCATCTCCATTCAACCACTTTTAATTTTTTACGCGTTTCATCGATAGCAATCCACAAATCCTTATTTTTCACGGGTGCACCCGCAGATGTCATCCATCCATTCTGTTTCCATTTTATAATCCATGAATTTATCCCTTGTTTCACGTAGTTACTATCCGTAAATATACGCACCTCTTGAATATCTCTCTTCACAGACTCTTCAAGAGCTCGCAAAATAGCTGTCATCTCCATCCGATTATTTGTTGAATTAGGCTGTCCAGCACTAAGCTTAAAACTATCACTGACCACACCCCAGCCAGAAGGTCCAGGATTTCCCAAACTGCTCCCATCGGTGTATATCTCATACATGATTAGGTATTGTGTTTATTTTCTAAGTCCATTATAAAAAAGATGCAACAAATTGCCCCCATGTTAATGTTGGTTTGCTGTGTATGCTGCTGCTCCTCATCTATGAGGTCAGCTGGTAGTATTCCTACCACACCCGCTGCTTCTATTGCCAGCTGTATGGGTTTATTTACCGGTGGTTTGGGTATGCTCGGTGGAGGATTGTTTTGAGGGGTACTCTGAAGCCTTCTTTGGTGTTTTACATATCGTATCACCACAATGATCCCTGTTCTGATAGATAGAATTGATGGATGTTGAAATTTCGTTACACGACTTCAAATTCCAACGTCCCAATAGAGGTTTATCCACTTTAATAAAAAGTTCAAACACTTTCTTGAACATTATCTATAATGAGAGGCTTATATTT